ATAGACCCCGTTGTCGCCATTTGCCTATATATTCCCCCATTCAATATTATACAGTATAAAGTATTTGAAATATAATGCTATATAAAATTTAGTATTGACTTTTTGTTGTCATTGTGATATAATGAAAGTGGCAGTCAAATTTTTACTATACACAGTATAGTATTGACACGGAGAAAAAAGTTTGGTATAATATAAACAACAAGGAGGTGTTGCAAATGGACACAAATATTGTAATTCAGTTGATATCAAGTCTTGGCTTTCCTATTGCTTGTTGTATTGCCATGTTTTGGCAGAATAACAAGCTTAATGAAAACCACAAGGAAGAAACAAGCAAACTGAATGAAGCTATCAACAATAACACTATAGCTTTGAATCATTTAATCGACAAGTTAGGAGGAACAAGCGATGATACTTAAAGAATGCTTTTTTCGTGCTAATGGCGCTTATAAAGCCGCACAGCGAATAAAGCCTATGGGGATTGTGGTGCATAGCACAGGCTGTGATAATGAGATGTTAAGGCGATATGTACAGCCCGATACAGCAAACGCTGAGAGAAAATCGATACTTGAAGACCTTGGCAAAAATATGTACAACAATCATCACAATCAGGAGTACATCAACGGCGTTTACAACGACATATGTATGCACGCATACATCGGCTGTAACGACAAAGACACTGTAGAAGTCTATCACACCTTGCCTTATAACTTTGCTTGTTGGGGCTGTGGTAGCGGCTCAAAGGGCAGTTATAATTATGCTCCTTATCCGCATATTCAGTTTGAAATATGTGAAGATAGTCTGAACAACAAGGCATATTTTGACAAGGTTTTTAACGCCGCAATCGAATACTGCGCATATCTTTGCAAAAAGCTTAACATAGATGTTGAAAACATAGTAAGTCATAAAGAAGCGGCAAAGGCAGGATATGCAAGTAATCACGGCGACCCCGAAAACTGGCTCGAAAAATATGGGAAAAATATGGACTGGTTTAGAGCGCAGGTGAAAAATAAGTTAAAAACGACTACAGACGCTACTAAAACAAAGGTCATATACAGAGTGCAAGTCGGAGCTTATGAAAACTACGACAACGCAAAAAAGTTTTTGGAAACTGTCAAAAAGTCGGGGTACAAAAACGCATTTATTACGAAAGTTGAGGTGAAAAATAATGGTAAAGACTAAAGATGAAATCATGGAAGAAATCCGAGCTTATATCGGTGACCGCGCCGACGACCAAACAATCTCCCTCGTCGAGAATATCTCTGACACCATCGACGATTACGCCGCTCACGGCGACTATGACAACAAGCTGATGGCGGTTGAAGAAGCTTGGAGACGAAAGTACATTGACCGATTTATGAACGGCGGTGAAAACAAGTCGGACGTTGAAACATCAGAAGACGAAGAAAAAACAGAAGAAATCACAATCGACGACTTATACACAGAAAGTGAGGATGATTAACAATGCCTAGCATCGACTATAGAGATGTAAAAACTAACTCAAGCGTTGACGTGCTCAACGCTATCCGCAACAGTGCATCACAGAACTATAAAGACCATGTTCCGGTGGCAACACCTAACGCAAATACTATCAGAAGCATTGGTAATGTAATCATGGATTTTCCTGAGATTCAGAACGAATTTTTAACCGCTTTGATAAACAGAATTGCCATGGTAAAAGTTACCAACAAGTATTACACAAACCCGATGAACATATTTAAAAAGGGTAAGCTTAATTTTGGTGAACTCATTGAGGATATTTTTATTGACCTCGCTCACGCAAAAAATTATTCGCCCGAAAGAGCAGAAACAACTGTTTTTCAGCGTGAGTTTCCTGACGTAAAATCTGCCTTTTATGTGCTTAACTACCAGAAATATTACAAGCAGACCGTCCAGCCTTACGACCTCGAGAACGCGTTTTTAAGCATCAATGGTGTATCGAGTTTTATTGAAAAAATCGTTACAACGATGTTTACATCCATGGAACAGGACGAATTTTTAACGTTTAAGTATATGCTCGCCTACCGCATCATAAACGGCTTAATGATGCCGTTTGAGATACCCGCTATCACAAAGGACAATATGAACGATATTGTAGAAGCTATACAGACAGTTTCCGATGACATGACTTTCATGAAGGCTGACTATAACCTTGTTGGCGTAAATAACTTTACTTTAAAGGATGACCAGTACCTCATCGTGTCAGCTAAGTTTAACGCAAAGCGTAACGTTGAGGTACTTGCTAGCGCCTTTAACATGGATAAAGTTGAGTTCCTCGGTCACATCAAATTAATTGACAGCTTCGGCGCACTCGACATCAAGAGACTTAATGAGCTTTTCAAGGGCGACGAAAACTACCACGAATTTTCACACGCTGAAATGGAAGCACTCGATGCTGTGCCTTGCGTGCTTGTCGATAAGGATTTTTTTCAGATTTATGACAAATTAACAGAAATGCGGGCGATTGAGAACCCGGAAGGCCTGTACCGTAACATGACCCTGCACGCTTGGCGCATCTACGCCATCTCGCCTTTTGCCAACAACGCACTTTTTGTTGCTGGCACACCGAGCATTACAGCCGTGACCGTGTCACCTGCAAACGCAACACTGTCAGCGGGCGCAAAGCTCCAGCTGTCAGCTAACGTAACATCAACAAACTTTGCACCGTCAGGTCTGACTTGGACATGTGACAGTGATAAAGCTACGGTATCAAGTACGGGTATCGTGACTATCGCATCCGATGCGCCAAGCGCAACGAAGATAAAAATAACGGCAACCTCAGTCTTTGACCCGACTAAGTCAGGCAGTGCAACAATAACAGTCGCTTAAATAATTTATGTGGGGGCATATTTGCTCCCACAAATATTATACAAAGGAGGTATTTTAAATGGCTTATGTAACCCCAAACTCTGTTGTTTGGTTGTGCAAAGGTATCCCCTTTGACACTCAACATACTATGTCATATCGTCCACCGTCAGAAGCGGAACAGCAGACGAGGATATTATCATATACGCTGTATACATTAAATGCACAAAGCTATATTAGGCATACTAATAACAGTATCAGAGTAGCTATCCCACCCGATAGTGCTATAGTGTGTAACTATATGGCTTTTCGCAATACATCTTTCGGTAATAAAATGTTTTATGCTTTTATAACGGACGTTGAATATGTTAATAATGAAACAAGTTTGATAACGTATAGTATTGATGTGTTACAAACATATTATTTTGACATAACCATAAATCCGTCATATATCGAACGTGAACACACTGAAACAGACGATATCGGGGATAATGTCATGCCTGAACCAGTGCTTGCGACTGGTCAGGAAATATATAGTAACAACAGGGCTATAACCCACGACACGGCAGGACTTTACACTGTCATAGTTACTAGTAAGCATTTGCTTAATCCTGAGGGGAGATATTACACAACTTTTAGTCAGGGAGCATTATCGGGGCTTGTTTTGACAGGCGCATACAATATTTGTGATGTTACAAGTGCAACGTTGAATGATTTTGCGAATGTGATAACTAGTTACATAGAAACAGCAGGCGGTTTAAGCGAAATTATCGCTATATACTCAATCCCAAAAGATAACTATCCTGACGGGGCATGGAATTCTACACACACGTGGCTTGCACCCGCTGTAAATCCAAATCTGCCCGGTTACAAATTATTGGAAATTGCAAAACCAATGGCAAGTGATACCCTGGACACTTATACACCAGCAAATAAAAAGCTATACACTTATCCGTACTGCTTTTTACGTGTTACAGACTATAGAGGAGCGACAAAGGATTTGCGCTATGAGTATATGCCTGATAATAAGCAGTTGCGTTTAACAAATAGTGGTATTTTACCATCACCCAGTGAACAACTGTCAACTTTTGGGTATGCGGGTACAGATGGACAAATGTCACCATGGGATAACTCCATGTGGATTTCATGGTATCCAACTCCGACACTTTCAACCTCTGAATTTTCAGATTATTACGGGTCAAATCACAACGCTCAAATCGCACAGCAGCTTAGCAACATTTTTTCTACAATTGTTAGTGCGGGGTCGAGTGTGTCGAGTGCGACGAACTATGGCCCTGATGAGGGCGCAATTCCGACAGGCGGGTTTTCCCTTTTAACTTCAACGGTTGATAACGCCGCTCGTTTTATCGGACGTCAACAGGACATGCTTAACAAAACACGGGTTTTAAACGCCAACAATAGTTCATTTTTATTGTATTTGTACGGGCGTGACCTTTTTGGAACATATCGGGTGTGTTATAATCGGGATATTCTAAAAATGTACGATGATTATTTTACGATGTGCGGATACGCTGTCAATCGTTTAAAAACTCCAAATTTTTTGACTGAAAAGCGCAGACCTGCATACAATTTTTGTAAAATGAAGCAAGCAAATATCACTGCTGATGGAGTGCCTGCGCAGGCACTAACGGAAATAATGCAGATTTTTAACTCGGGCGTGTGTTTATGGGAGGGCATAACAGCTGTAGGACTGTATCACCTGCCAAATGCCCCCATAACATAAGGAGGTGATAAAATGCCTAAGAGAGTAAGAGACACAGCTTTTAAATCAAGCCTTTTTGATAATAAAAGGACTTGGAATAACTACACATATCGACTTTTTGAGATGGCGATGTCAAGAGGTCACTGGTCTAAGATGCCAAAAACGATAGATTTGCGCTATCTTGAGCAGACGCTTATAACACAAGGTGCTTGCGTCTTTTTTAAGGATGAGGTTATGGGTTATCTGTGCTTGCCTGTAGTCCTCAATGGCAAGCTTGACGTATACGGCAATCCATACGATTTTATGGCAATATCTGACACGGGCTATAACAAAAAGCTTGACGTTAATAACGGTGTGATTATTTACAATAATTATCTGCGGATGCCAAACATAGCCGAGATACACTACTACGCTGACCGTCTATACGAGTACGACCGCATCATAGATGTCAACGTCAAAGCGCAAAAAACGCCTGTGCTAATCAAATGTGACAAATCGGAAATATTATCAATGGAAAACATGTATCAAAAATATGCGGGTAACCAGCCCGTAATATATGGTAAAAAATCTTTAAACGATGATAATATAACCGTGCTTAAGACAGATGCGCCGTATATAGCTGATAAGGTATATACCTTAAAACAAAATATTTGGAACGAAGCTTTAACGCAACTCGGCATCCCAAACACCGACACTACAAAGCGTGAACGTATGATACGTGACGAGGTCATCACCTCACAGGGTGCAGTAATCGCCACACGCAACTCACCTGAAAAAATGCGCCAGCTTGCGTGCGATAAAATCAACGAAATGTTTGGGCTTGATATATGGTATCAGTTTGACAATATTGACATAGATAAGTCTATTGATAAAGGAGGGGTAGACGATGGCACACTATACAACGCAGGTGCGGACGATATGCGAGACGGTAGCAGGACTGAGTAATAGCGCAGGATATACAGATGTAGAGATTGTGCTTACCGATAGCTGGGACAAGATTTTTACATCATTTCCCATATATGATGAGGCGCACAGAGCAGATCTATGTAAAAAGATACTACGTCACTACTATATGGACGAGATAGCTTTTGAGACCTACGGCTTATGGCAACTCGCCATCAACACAAAGCTTGTAGAGATAATGCCACAGTATAACAGCCTGTATAAAGCATCTGCAGAGATAATCAACCCATTGTATAATAAAAGCCTGACAAGACAGTATGACGGTACGAGCAAAGGGACAAACAAAGACACTCGGACGGATAATCTCACAGACACATCCTCATCAACAACAACTGCATCAGGCACGGACACGAGGACAGATAATCTGACTGACACTAACGGCGGTAGCCTCATAACAAAATCTGACAGTAAGCGTACAGATGCGCTTAAAGCTGTGACGGATACGAACTCATCGTCAACAACAACGTCTAGTGCAAGCAACAACAGCAGTAACGACAGCTTTACAAGCGACACGCCGCAGGGTAGTTTATCAGACGTCAAAGCTGGTAAATATATGACAAATGCCAGCATCGGCACTAGCACGGGTAGCACGTCGGGCACAGACAAAAACGACAGCACAAGCACAAACACAGTCAACAACACAGGCACAGTCTCAAACACTGGCACAGATACTGTGACAGACACACATACACTTACAAAAACTGGTACAGTCACAAACGACAGCACAAACGACACGACCAGCAACAGCACACTTACAAAAACTGGTACAGTAGTCAATGACGGTAGTGACAGCCGCACAGATGCGTACACCGAGACTGTAACAGGCTATGAGGGCAGTGCGACCTATGCCGAGCTTTTAAAAAAGTACAGCAATGAGATAATAAACATAGACTTAATGATAATAAATGAGTTATCAGATTTGTTTATGCAGATATGGTGAGGAGGTTAATTACCATGATTGATAATATAAAGTATTGGTGCAATAAGATTTTACCGCTTGTTTATGATGACAGCTTGAGCTACTATGAGGTGCTTTGCAAGACGAGCGCAAAGCTTAACGAGGTCATAACAAGCACAAACGGACTACTTGACGCCTGGGACACATACAAAAACGACATCGACGCCGCCTTTGGAGAGTACACCGCCGGTCTTGACAAAAAATTTGCCGATCTGACCGATAAAATAGACGCAGACTTTTTCCGCTACAAAGATACGGTCAATGCCGAGATACAAGACGAGTTTGCAGCACAGGAGCGGCGACTTAAGGCACAGGACGACAAAATCTCCGCACAGGATACGCAGATAACAGCTATATCTGATAAGGTCAATAGATTTATTACAGAGTATAATCAAACTATAGCGCAAATACCTGATATGGTAGTGGACGCCGTTAATGCTTGGCTTAACGATACTACACATTATGATAATATCATAGCTGACTTAGCAGGGTCTTTACAGGGACTTAAGCATTTTGATACAGTCGCAGACTTAAAAACCGCTACTTTTACACAAATCACAGGTAAGGAGGTTTGCGTTTGTGAAAACTACTATGCGGGGGACGGGGTGTTTACAATATGGGAAATTTTGGAGCGGACAACACCCCCGGGAGCTTTTGCCGAGGGCATAGTACACATCGCCCTGCCACACGCTGATGATGACTTATACTATCGTGTCGCCTCTTTGCGCTCGGAGTATACTGCGTCAACACTCGGTATCGCCACGGCTTCGACTGTTACCGCCCGCAGTGTGCAAATGATAAATTGTTGTAAATACAACTTTAATCCGATTTTGATTGACGCTGACTTTGCGGTCGATTTATCCGATATAAACACAACAACCAAAACTATTAAGGTGTATAGTAATCCGTCAGCAAAGCATACTATAACTATCGTCAATGGTAATAATTTTATAAGCAGTTTTAAGGACGTTAAAATAATGCACGACACTAACAGCATAAAGCACGCAACGCAGGACGGGGTAAGTTTTGACAACTGCGATATTTTGACAAAAGACGGTGCAACCGTAGTTGTGAGCAATATCAACATCAAAAACTGCGCTATCACAGCATCACAGATACAGTGCACAGACGAGTATACAAGTGCGGACTATGTTTTTACTGATAACACTTGGACAGCTAACACAATTTTTGGCATCGTCTTAACATCTGCGACAGTCAACAGCTTGCGCAACTGCGTCATAACAAACAACCGTATCACAAACAACAAAGCGACACGCACAAGGCTCTTTTTATCGTCAAACATACCCGCACGCTGCATCAAGATTACAGATAATGTTATCTATAATCCTCACGTATCCATAGATACACCATTAGCAGATGGTATCATCGGTGCATTTACTGCTATTGGCTCAGCATCCGAGTTTACGCTTATTGTTACGGGCAACACAGTATATACATCAACACTTAATACCGCAATGACACTCGGCACGGCGAGCGATACATATCACAAGTTTACAATGATATATAAAGATAATAACATTATAGTAAACAGCGGTACGGCGGCAAATCCTAAGATGTCATCGGTGCTATCAACTATGATACAGACTAACGGTGCATTATACAGTAACTTTATTGGTGACCTTGACACGTCATCTGAGATATACTGCTCACCTAACACGTATACAGGCGGTGATGTGGGAACAAGAAAAACGTTGCCTTTTGACGTGTCATCCTCTATTGGTTATAAGCCTCAGAGCGATGGAACGCTTTTAGCCCAGGAGGATAACGCATACTACCGTGCAGAGATTAGTGTTATATTATTGGCAGCGCACCCGGGCGATCATGGCCCTCAGTATGCCACCATCACTTTTGGCAATAAATCAGCAACAATGTTTTTATCAAGTGCGCCTGTCAATTTTTTAAACACAACACTTTATCTCAACCCGAATGATATCAAGAGCACAAATGGCATACTACAGTTAACCATTATATCTAACTATTCCGTGTCATCTGTAAATGCCAATGTTAAGTTATTCCGTCTTGCTTAGTGGTTTCATGCGGCACACAGCCCCGATTTGTTCGGGGCTTTCTTATTTTTCACACAATTTTCACAAAACTATCATACAGTTTTCACAAAGGCACGTTATAATATAGACAATGAAACGAGAGATAACATCTCAAAACACAACGACAGCCCAAGGGCAGGAGGAAAAAGAAAATGAAAAAATACGCGCTTTGCACAGCACACGCAGAAATCAGCACACAGCGAATCATGCACAAAGTCGAGGATGGCGAAATATCCATCTTTGAGGGGGTTTATGCCGACGGGTATTCGGGCGATGCAAACAAAACGCTTGCTATCTTTGACATGTTTGACAGCGGATACAAAGCCCTTATCGAGTGTGACTCAACAGCGGACATTTGCTATACTGGATGCAGTAAACTTTTAAACTGCTGGATAACGTGGCTTGAGGAGCGAGAGTACGACGAGGACGGCGAGTATGAGCTTACAGGCAACGAGTGGCGGGCTATAGAGAGTGAGGTGTAATTATCAGATATCTTAAACCATCCCCGATTAATAGCAACGGCGGATATTATCAGTTATGGCTTGCTGTGATACTGCAAGCCGTCAACGACTACAGGAATCACCCTAAGATGCGGGCAGAGGTCGCAAAGTTCTTAAAGTCTGCCTACTTCGCAAGTATGAGCGGAGCAAGCGGTCAGCTTATACTTGACAGGCTCAAAAAAGAGGTCAAGCAAAATAAAAAATAGTTTTCACAAAACGTTCACAAAACTATCATACAGTTTTCACAAAGACACGTTATAATATAGACAATGAAACGAGAGGTAAGACCTCAAAAACAATAAGACAGCCCAAAGGGCAGGAGGACAAACAAATGGCAAAGGTATTTTACAGCGTTGAGCTTGAGAGCAACAGCTACACGGACGACACCATCAACGGCACACTTGAGGAGTGCAGAGAGTGGTGCAAAGAGCACCGATACACCAACGCAGACGGTCGCATCGCTGAGATAACTGATGACGGCGACCCGCTGGTAACAGCTTTTTACGAGATTGAGAATTGAGAGCTTCGGCTCTCGCCCTCTGGGCGATAAAGAAAGGTCAGATATGTTAAAACAGTACTTAATACCAAAAACTTTCACTACCGGCGATATTCCGGTAGAGTATGAGTATACGCTTAAAACTTGCGATATGCGCACACGCAAAAGTCGCCGCTTGTCAAAGTTTGAGTGGAACTCAAGCATTGAATCGTTATTTGGACTTGCTGTAAATTACGATTTTGAGATAGAAATAAACACGTTTGGGGATATACGCTTGATAGCACCAAACGGCAAAATGGCGTATAATTTTTATCATGTTATTACATTTAGCCATGGACTAGGTGGTAATAAAGATGAAAGGAAATGAGAAAATGCACAAATATCAGATAATTTTTACGTTAAATAACGGCGGTTCAATCGCACTACCCGAGGATAATTTTAACCTTGCTGTTAAGGTGGCTAAAGCCCTTATAAAGCTTAAAGTTGTCAGTGGTGTTTCCATTGTGAACCCCGAGACAGAAGGCGCGACAACCTTCATAGACCCAGAAAAATAACGGCTTCTGAAGCGTTGAGCCTATCAGCGCTATCCCAACCCGTAAGGGTATAAAAATATCGCCGAAAGTGGGCGACTATAAGTACACTTGCTTTGATGACAGTCTTTATTATACCGTAAGGACTATATTCCGAACAAAGCGAAATACCAGTTACCCGTGCGACTGTGAAGTACGGGAGAAAGAGAGTTTTTATGTTAAGCACAAAGAACATAGGCAAGATGGAGCTTTTTAACGCAAAGAGTGCGAGTATCGCTCTTCAGACTGTCAGCGAAACACTGACGGTGACAGGAGCGGCTATCGCTGACGAAACAAACACCGAGAGTGGCGAAATCTCAGAAGTTGGCTACATTTTTGACAAGGGCGGAAATGTTTACGGCACAATATCGGCAACAGTCATAGATATGTTGCCTGCGCTTATTGACCTGCTTGACGAGATAGGCGAACTGCCTATGACCGTGGTACACCGCAAAGCAAAGAGCGGCAGGGAGTTTATCAGTTTGCAGATAGTCAAGTAAATGTTCCATGTGAAACACAGCCCCGATTCGTTCGGGGCTTTATTTTCACATAACTTTCACAAAACTATCACCCAATTTTCACGAAGGGGCAGTATAATATAGACAATGAAACGAAAGGAGCGAAGCTCCTAAACATTATGACGGCCGAAAGTCAGGAGGAAAAGAAAATGAAAAAATTACAGACTTATGCAACACTTATTGAGCACAAGGCAGGTGTAAAAATACAATATACAATTATCTGCAAGCTTAAAAACGGCAACGTAATACCTGCATTTGCAGAAACGTTTAGTGAAGCAATGTGCATAGCAGATACATTTAGCAGGGGCAATTTTACTGAGCGCGTCAAGATAATAAAGACCTCAACGGGTGCTACGACAAGATATGTGTTTTAAGGCGAGTTAGATTTGTTCGGACTTTTATAAAGGAGGAAGAAACATGGCAAAAAAGAAAAAAACATTAGCCCAACAGTATGAAGCACAGCTAAAAAGAATAGCAGATACTTTAATTGAAATGCAAATGCGGGGGTATACTGTGGTTGGGGACTTTCAAAAAACAATACCTAAAAAAGTCACAAAAAAGATGGTTGACGATTTACGGGCGATAAACGTAAAAAGTTTAGCAAGGCTGTCCGATAAATCGTACACTATAGATATCGGACATAAAAAACAGCTAGTATCAAAAGTTCGCGAATCCAAAAAAATTGACTATCGGAAAAAACCCATAAGCGTAAGACCTCCAAAGCCACTCCCCGTTCGTAAAAAAAGACCTATCGGAGGGCCTCCCCTCGATGAAGGCGAGATGATATGGCGCAGGATTCAACAGATACTTGATACTCCGTATGATACGGGTCTAAATATTCCGCCGTGGAAATACGCCGAGCATATCTCCGATATACGAGGGCTTCTAAATCAAACTATCAGCCAAATTGGTAAAAAGGCGGTCATTCATCGCTTTGCAACAGCGGGCGAAACCGCAGTTGAAGCGGTCGAGGGCTATGTTTTTAGCTCGGATACCGAACCTATACACATAATGTCATGGTATACCTTTGTTGACATTTTGACGGCAGGAAATGTGCCCGAAGAAATCAATGAAAAATTAACAGAATTATCAGACTGGAGTGATAGTGTTTGATAGCAACATATATGGCGGATTTTGAAACAACTGTGTTTGACGGTCAAACATTTACTGAAGTATGGGCGTATGCGTGGTGCAGGCTCGGTTCGGAAAATGTAACTATCGGTAACAACATATATGATTTTTTTAATGATATGATTAATCAGGCATTTAATAAAAATATCATTGTGTTTTTCCACAACTTAAAATTCGATGGTTCGTTTTTATTAAATTTTATGTTGTCACAAGATACTTTCAAGCAAGCCACATATCAAGATAGACACGGTGACTGGCACTTCAAAAAAAGCGATGAGCTTAAAAATGGCGAGTTTTCTTACATGATATCTGATATGGGGCAGTGGTACGATATCGCTTTAAAGTGGCACGGACACTTAATAACATTTCGTGACAGCTTGAAACTTTTACCCTTTTCAGTGGCAAAAATTGGTAAAGACTTTGGTACGAAACATCAAAAGACTTCTATCGAGTACACGGGTGAGCGCCACGCAGGAGGAGTTATCACAGATGAGGAAAGACAGTATATAGCAAACGACGTGCTTGTCATGTCAGAAGCACTTCAAATTTTCTTCAATCTTGCGGAAAACAAAGCGACTATCGGCGCTTGCTGTATACACGATTACCGAAAAATGACAAAAAAAGAGGACTGGGAAGCAAATTTTCCTGATATGTATGATGAACACATAGACCCTAAAGCCTTTGACGCAGAAAATGCCGACCAGTATATACGAAAAAGTTACAAGGGCGGTTGGGTGTATGTAGTAGAGGGCAAAGACAATAAAATTCTCAGCTATGGTGTTACAGCAGACGTTAACTCACTTTATCCCTCTATGATGTCAAGCCAATCAGGGAATTTTTACCCTGTCGGCGCTCCGAGGTTTTATAAAGGCGATACTATCCCTAAACAGTATCTTGACAAAACAAAGTATTATTATTTTGTAAGGATACGCACAAGGTTTTATTTAAAGCACGGGAAATTACCGTTTATTGTTATAAACGGTAGTTGGCGTTATCCGAGCCGAACACCTTTAAAGTCATCAGATGTACTTGACGAAAACGGCGAGTATTGCGAGTACATACGGACGGAAAGCGGAGAAATCGAAGATACGAGCGTGACACTACCTTTAACCTGCACCGACTGGGAACTTTTGCAAGAGCACTATAATTTAATTGACTGTCAAATTTTGGATTATTGCGTGTTCAAGGCAAAAATTGGCATTTTTGATACTTATATAGAAAAGTATTCAAAAATCAAAAAAGAAAGCAAAGGCGCAAAAAGGCAGGTTGCAAAGCTGTTTTTGAATAACTTATATGGCAAAATGGCGCAAAGTACAAATTCAAGCTTTAAGATAGCAAGACTGTCAGACGGAGTGTTAAAGTTTACCACGCAGAAAGCAAACGATAGAAAACCTATGTATATCCCGATAGGCTCTGCGATAACTTCCTATTCAAGAGCTTTCACCATAAGAGCGGCACAGAAAAATTTTCACGGGGCGGGGGAGCGTGGGTTCGTATATGCGGACACAGATAGCATACACTGTGACCTTTCGCCCAGTGAAGTTAAAGGTATAGAGATTCACCCCGTGAATTTTTGCTGCTGGAAACTGGAAAATTGCTGGGATAAAGCGATTTTTGTAAGGGCAAAAACGTATATCGAGCATACGACCCATGAGGACGGGGAAAAAGTTGACCCCTACTACCTTATCAAGTGTGCAGGTATGTCAAAGGGCGCAAAGGAAAATTTTAACAATATGCTTGTGTCGGGTGAAGCAAGCCTGACTGATTTTAAAGTTGGACTAGAGGTAGAAGGAAAATTACTCCCAAAGCAGATTAAAGGCGGCACACTTCTAGTTGAAACAACATTTAAAATTCGCCCCAAAAAGTAAGAAAAGCGTTAAGGTACTCTGTGCCTTAACGCTTAACTTTATATCACAGCCTATTCCGTATCGGTCAACAAAGCGGGTGCAAAGCCGAAAGTGCCCGAGGTGGTTTTTAAGCCATGCGCCCCCCAGTACACCAATATTTAACACAGATAGGCAGACTGCCAAAATTATTTATATGATAGTGCCATCAAGACCGCACTTTTACAAGCAAGGTCTTTAAAGCGAAAATTGCCATTGATAAAGTAGCGCCGCATACGCTCCTTGATAAAACCTGCACCGCCGATAAGAGTATACTGCTCAGTGTGGTCTTGCACAGTAGCACTTATCTTGACAGGGTAGTCATCGTCAACCCTGTAATCACAGGTCATTAAGTTTTCATTGGCATACAGCCATATTGCGTATTTACGACTGTCAAAACGTATCGTTGCAATATACTGGCCCCGTCCTTTTGGCAAAGTAAGGAAAGATTCGTTGTCACGCAGATACACACTTTCAGAGCTATAGTCGCTATATGACACCTCAGAAAAGGCACGATTAAAACCGCTAGCCTTTTGCGCCCTTTGTGCGCTTTCATTAAAGTTTCGCTCTAAAACCCACCCATCACCACGAAGAAATTTTGTCTTGCTATTTAAGCGTGTCACGACCCCAAGGGCGTTATAATATGGGTTAAGAAGCGACACCGAGTTACTACACATATAGACTGGAACATATCGTACTTGCTGATGTTCTCCACGGGCTATGGACGTATGTATGCTAAAAAATTTGTTCAGTTCATCAGGCACATAGCCGTTGTTCTCAGGCTGTATTTCATCAAAAAAAATTGTTGTTATGTCGTTGAAAAGATGTGAGCGGCGCTTGATAAACTCGGCTGAATTTATCGGGATAAGATAGCCGCAGGCTTTATCATTAAGATACAGTTCGCAGTACTTCTTTTCTATCATTTTCTGCGTAAGTTCGTATTCAGGAAAGAAAAGACCCTGCACGGACTTAAAAAAAGCCTCTGCAAAATTCGTTGCTTCATACTGCCAACGCACCAAAACAGCAAATTTTTCATTACGCTTAATAAAACGGTCAATCAAAAATTTTGCAAAATCAGTTGTTTTACCTGCGGTACGGTTACTCTCAACTATAAAAATTTCTGGCCGGTTGCCGTTGATATCAACACTATTTCTCAGACGGTCACCATTATAGTATATCAGTTTTTCTTCCATTGTCTACGCTCCACTATTTGTATGACTTCAATTTCGCTTGTACGAGCTTCCAAGGCGGCTTTAATATCTTCATAGGGTAATCTATCCTTCGAACGGTAAAGATGCGTTTCAGCGCATTTAACACCGTTTATACGTGTTTCTATCCAGTAGATAGACCAGCCGTGACTAAAATAGTAATTTAATTCCGATGGGCTCATAAAAAGCAATTCTTTATCTAAAGTGTCAATAATTTTCTTTTTCATAACTTTCCTCCGTTATTTTTGGTTCTATTATACCACACTTTTTCTCCGTGTCAATACTATACTGTGTATAGTAAAAA